TCGGAACCATGGAATCATAACAAGCATCGTAAATACGACGCAGGAGGACACTAGTATCGTTGTCCAGGTTATTGACAACCCATTTACGTACTTCAGGGAAATCTTTTTCCTTAAGTTTTTTAACCAAGTCATTTACTTTTACATCACTAAAGGTTGCAAGAATACCAGAGTCAATCTTACCACCAGCAGAGTAACGTTGACACTCATTCAGAACACGTCTCCAATCAGGGAAGTGTTTATTAATCAGTTCGACCAGTACTTTGTTATCATATTCAACAGCTTCTGCAGCCAAGATTTCTTGGATTCTTTTGAAGAAGGCTGCTGCGAGTTGGGGTTTACTTTTGGAATTGGTTGAAAAGTCAATACAGGCGCATCTGCTGTGGAGTGGCTCGATGATTTTATTTTTGAAATTACAGGTGAAGATAAATCTGCAGTTGCCAGAAAACTCCTCTGTAAACGCCCTAAGTAAGAGTTGTACGTCGTTTGTTGTGTTATCAGCCTCATCGATGATGATGACTTTGTGTCTGCTAGTTGCTTGAAGTGATACGGTCGAAGCGAAATTTTTTGCAGTATTTCTGACCGTATCAAGAAAACGTCCCTCATCGGATCCATTGATGACATATACATCTACCTCTAATTGATTACAAAGTGCTTTAGCTACAGTTGTTTTACCACACCCTGCAGGACCTGCGAGCAGCATGTTAGGTATCTCACCTTTATCTAGGAAGTCTTGAAAGGTCTTCTTAATATTACTTGGTAAAATACATTCTTCAATAGTTTTGGGTCGATATTTTTCAACCCACAAAAATTCATCTCTCATAATATTGTTTTGGGAATAAACCAATAGGAAACGGACTGCCAGTATTTTCCAAGCAAATATGCTTCATAAAAATCTTGCAGATCCTTCAAACTGTTGCGATATCCATTTGGATAAATCGTAATACTCATAACACAGAATACCACAACATGAAAGAAATTTCCAGCAGGATGATGACCTAACTGAAATCCAAGAAGTCTTGCTTCATCATTGACACTAAATCCAAGATCAAAATGCACATGCAATTGATCATGAAGTTGAGTGCTCTCACCAATTCCAGGTATCCAGTTTTCTAAAAACTGAACATAAGGATCAGGTTGCATTATACTAGTAATAATTCAACAATTTTTGATGCGTCCATTACTGCAAAAAATGATATCAAAGTTACTACATCCCATGTTTTGATTGAAGCAGCAAATGGAATCATTAAACATCCACCAATCAATCTAAACCAACAACCAACCATGACATCAACATACAGTAAAATAAAATAACCAAGTAGAAGTAAAATACTTCCACAAATTCTTAATTTAGTAGAACTCACTTTAAGATCTGATAATAGTTTCGGATACGTGATCAGTTGCCTTCAATTGTTCTTTCATGTATTCTACACCAACTTCAGGTGTAGCGTCATTACCACAAGTGAAGATATCACAAACTGCCATACCTTTCTCTGGCCAAGTGTGAATGGAAATATGACTCTCTGCAAGCATGGCAATACTAGTTACTCCTTGAGGGTCAAACTTATGTGCTGCCAGATTGAGTAGAGTAGATTTGCATTCTTTTGTTGCTCTATATAAAAGCATCCGAATGAACTCTTTGTCGTCAAGGAGTTCAAACGGACAACCCTTAAGGGTAAAAAGGATGTGTTTCATTCTTGTTGTTTTTTCAACCATTCACGAAATTTACGTTTCCCCTCTTCAACTTTCCACCATGGTGCGTAGAGAGGACCTTGATAATCCTTCTTACCCGAAGGTGGAGTCGGGTTCGAGTGCGATGTAGTAAGTGAGGTCATGGTTCTTAGAAGTGAAACGAGAAAGAAGTTTCTGAGACACCACCACCTCATAAGTTCCAGGAAGAACTTTAATGTTTTCTACCTTAAAGTTAAAAGAGAACTCTGCTTCAGTTTCACCAACAACCACAGCGTAATCATTAGATGTATCGTTCTTCTTATCACGAACGACCAGTTTGACAACACCATTCTCACCAACAGCAGAAAGATCTGGAAGTTGATAAACAGCAGATGCCTTCAACAGTTTCTCCAGTTGATCAGTGCTAAGTTCAAAAGATACATCTTCACTAGGAAGTTGAATTGCTTTCTCAGGGGGAGTCACAATAACATTAGGGTCTGCAAAGAAATACTTTGAACGAGACTTACCCTCACGAATGACAACATAACCATCATTCTTAAAATCAAGTTCAGGACTCTGATGCAAACTCAGTCCATTGAGAAACTGGTTGAGATCGTAAATACCGAAGTCTTTCATGAATTCTTCAGTAACAGTTGCCTCTGCAAGAATGTTCTTCATCACACTGATAGTGCGAAGTTTTCTACCCTCTTTGAACAGGATAGACTGATTAATAGAAGAAAAGTTCTTCAGGACAGAGATAGTTTTATCAGACAGTTTCATAGTATTAGAAGGTCTCAGTTTCACTGGGGGTAAGTTTCACGTTTTGCATTCTTGTCGTTAAAATGCATCAGAAGAACAGCATAATGCAAGATCTTCATAATGTCACGACGAGCAGTGCCTTTCTTATCATAACGAGAGGCATACTTGAGGATGTTGGATCGGCAGAATGCTTCACCATCACCACAAGCTTCAATCAGATCCAGAGTTTGAATCTTGTCATCACCAGCAGAGTAGTGCTGATTGTATGTACCAACAATATAATCTTGCAGTTCTTTGAGGATTTCATCCTCACTATATTTGTACTTACTGTTGTTTTTAGTTTCAGGAATGTTCACATCAAAAGAAATAGTATCCGAACTAGATGCTCCATAGAGTGTGTCTTGTGCAGCAGTACCAAAGTTAATAATGTCAGGAGATGCAGTGCCAGGATTACCAACAATACTAAATCCGTCGTCTTCCCAATAGTCTTGATTAGTCATACTTAATTCATCAAATAGTAGGGACCATGAGTTAACCATAATTATATCAAAGGGTAGGAGTTTCGTCAACGGGCATCACAAAGTCAGCATCAACCTTGTCATACAGTTCCAGGAATGCCTGCTTGGTTTCGTCGTCGAAACGATTAACGCAGACCTGAATTGCTTTTGCCTTGTCGTTAAAGATACTGTATGCCTTCACAATGTGAACCAGACGACGGGTGCTAATGATCTCCTCAATACCACCATCATAGAAGGTCTTGCGAATGATGTCAGCCCAGTCAGCAAGACGCTTACAGAACTCCTCATCTTTACAGATCTTATTAAGAATCCTCTGTTCAATTGCAGTTGTGGGATACTCCTGCTCAAAGGTCACAGGGAATCGTTCCAGGAATGCCTCGTTAAGCACGTTAGTTCCAATAAATCTCCCGTCCTCGGATCCTTTACCTTTAGTGTTTGCTGTTGCAAACACTTGGAAACCATCGGTTGGGGCAACAAACTTTCCAATCTTCTTAAGAAAAACTCCTTTACCTTCAAGGACGGATTGGAGACAGAGGATTTTGTTTGAAGCGAGATCGATTTCGTCAAGTAGCAACACGGCACCTCGCTGCAGTGCTTCAATGACTGGGCCATTGTGCCAGACGGTCTCACCATTAACAAGACGGAAACCACCAATAAGATCGTCTTCATCAGTCTCTACTGTGATGTTGACTCGGATGAGTTCTCGTCCGAGTTGGGCACACGCTTGTTCGATAGAAAACGTTTTGCCATTGCCCGAGAGACCCGTGACAAACGTAGGGTAGAAAAGACCGGACTTAATAATTTTTTTAATATCAGTGAAGTTACCAAACTGGACGAAGGTATCATCTTTATCAGGAATAAGGTTTTGCTCTACGGCAGGCAATGCTGCAGGACCATTATAAGTTGTTTCCAGTTCTTCAACAGTCTCTTTCGTTACTTCCAGATTCCACTTACCCCGACCAACTTTGTATTCAGTCAGTTTGTTGGTGACAGTCTGATAGTTACAACCGTTCATGGCACACCAGGCACGAATATCGGCGGCAGTCACAGACTCTCCATACACTGCTTGAAGAGAAGTGCGGATGTAGTCAACTGAAATGGTCATTGATTGGTTTGTTTAACTGAAGTTATTATAGACGAAAAAGGGAGGTCTCAAACCTCCCGTGTGTCACTTATCAGATCGTCCACTGTACTTGTATCGCATGGCTCCAAGTAAGTATGCCTGACTAAGAGATCTAGGACCCTCCTCAAGTATTTTTATTACCTTCGGGTCTTTTTCTGATGCTTTTGCAATTTCTCTCCAGTTTTCTTCTGTCATGCCACCAAAGAAATAAATTCTCCTAGAACTTTCTTATTTAGTTTCTTAGTCTTGAGAGACTTGAT